TGAATGTTTTTATGAAAGAAAACAATTGCAGAATGACCAGTCGTGAATTAAATGGAGAAACCGGAATCCAATACTATAGAGAAATTATGAAAGCTCGGGGTGGATAAAATGGCAAACAATTCAAATGGCAATTACACGTTCTTCCCTGAGTTTGCGGAGAACGTAATTTTATACCGCGGTGCAGACAAAGTTATTCTTGGAGATGGCACTGGCGGTCATAAGGATGGATGGTTATATACTCAATTCGTAGACGGGGTCGAGACCGAACTCGGCCCCGTTTCTGCCTATTCTTTGGCTGTCGAGGGCGGGTATGAAGGTACTCTTGCTCAATGGGTGTCCGAAATCGCAAGTGCTTCGAACAATGCTCAAAGCGCTCAAACCTCGCAGACAAATGCGGCTCTTGCTGAACAGGGTGCCATTTCAGCGAAAGACAATGCTGTTCAAGCTAGCAACACTGCTGCAATGTGGGCAACAGGCGGAATTGAAGGACAGCCAAGTTCTACCAACAACGCTTTGCATTACGCAACTGTGGCAAATGAATCTGCTGTAAACGCAAAGAACGCAGAAGATCGCGCAGCCGCATGGGCTACAGGAAATACTACAGGCAATCCAAGCGCTACGAACAACGCAAAGCATTATGCCGAAGAGGCTGGAGATTCTGCGAACGAAGCTCATTTATGGGCTAATGGTGGGACCAGTGGAAATCCTGATTCGGCAAATAACGCAAAATACTATTCAGATCAAGCTCATGTTTGGGCAACTGGAGCTCTTAACGATAACACATCCGGAGGAGCACAGAACAGTGCAAAGTATTTTGCTACACAGTCTGAGATGTGGGCAACAGGTGGTATGGCTGGTACGCCGGGCGTTAACCATAACGCAAAATATTATGCTGATCAAGCCCAGTTAATGCACGATCAAACTGTTGAGTATTTTGAGCCGATGAGTCAATATTCGCAGCAAATCACAGAGGACGTTACTACTTCTCAGAACCTCGTCGATGAAGCAGAAATGTGGGCAACGGGCGGGTCCAATGGAACGCCGTCTGAAACAAACAACGCCAAGTATTATGCTCAGATTGCTAATCAACAAGCTCAGAAATGGGCTGTTGGTCCCGGTGAGAACACAGAAGACGAAACATATGAAAACAATGCCAAGTATTATGCGAATATGGCTAAGACACATTCGGATGACATTAAGGACGTTACAGCCACTACGTTGTATTATCTTGGTGCAAACAGCGGTGTTACACCTCCGCCGGATGGTGAAGGCTGGACTCCATCGTTAAATAATATCAGCGCAGGAGATTTCGGCAAATATATATGGACAAAGACCACCTTTTTATGGGGAAATAACGCCACGTCTTATGTCTACAATGTCGGGTATCTTGGATCGAACGGAAGCGGCGCTGTCGATTCAGTTAATAATCTTTCCGGAAATATCGTTCTGGACGGAGGAAATATTTTCTTTGATGCTGGAGCAACCACAGAGGAAAAGAAAACGTTGCAGGAGTACATCAACAATCTTGAAGAAGACCTTCAGTCTTATGCAGACGCAGCCGGATCGGTAAAGAATGTCAACGGTATTCAACCTGTTGAAGGGACTGTGTCCATTGACGCAAGTGATATCGTTATGGATAAAGAAGAACAGGAAAGCCAGACCCTTCTGCAATACATTAATTCTAAAGAACCTGTTTATGCAACAGACGCAGAAATTGAAGCGTTGTTTGCCGAGGAGGTGCCTGCTTAATGCCTGCAATTTCATTAGAAAATCTATCTAAATTCAAAACAAAATTGCTCGAAAAAATCGAATCAACTTTTGTTAAGAAAAGCGAAAAGGGACAAGCCAGTGGCATAGCGACATTGGACCAGTCTGGACATGTGCCGGCCGCTCAACTCCCCTCTTATGTCGACGACATTATCGAAGGATTGACGATATCCGATTTCCCTGAAACAGGAGAACCGGGTAAGATCTATGTTGCAACAACTACGAGTATTGCCTATCGCTGGGCGCCCGGAACGGGATATGTCGGGATTAGTTCGTCCTTACAATTGGGCACTTCGTCCAGTGATGCATTCTATGGCGACCGAGGACAAACCGCATATGTTCATGCTACAGATGAGAACAAGGTAACAGCAGCATCCGCTCTTGGTCTGTATAGATTTGCAACAACCGAACACGGACATATTGGAAGTATAACTCCTGTTACTGCGGCAGATATTGTCAGCTTAGGCCTTCCTTCTCAGGATACAACCTACGGAACGGCTACTAGTACGGTTGATGGGTTAATGAGTGCTACGGACAAAAGCAAAATAGATAAACTGGGGAATGCGCCAGTATATTTTGCGCAATGTGCAACAGAAGCAGATGTGCCTGCTAAGGTCGCTACATGCGGAGAGTTGTATAACAATGCCCAAAATCCTCCGAGACTTCTACTTGTTCGGTTTGCGAATACAAACACAGCACCTGCAAATGAGTTGACCCTGGCTGTGACATATGGAACAGAGTCTTTATCAGCTGCGCCAATTAAAAGGCTTCTTTCAAATGAATATGTCAGTCTTGATTCTTCCGATTTCCTGAAGGCAAATCAAACATATTTGTTTGAATATTTATCTGCGGATAATGAGCCTGCATGGATTCTCAAAGATGCATCCAGCAGCTTTGGATATGCGACTTCAACATCTGGCGGATTTATGAGTGCCTCAGATAAGGAACGCATGGACAGTCTGGTTTTTCAAAAACTTTATTACGGGACGTGTATGACCGAAATAGACGTCAAAGATAAAAAGGTTCTCTGTCCACGCTTAAAAACAGATGATCTTACGGCTGGGGTTGTTGTTTTTGTTTATTTCCAGAACGGTAACTCTGCCGCAGAAGACAGTCTCACTATGGAAGTCGGAAGCACCGGAACTAAACCTTTAAAATGTTTGCTCCGTGGGCAGCTTTCCAAACTTCCATATCCTGATTATATTCTCGGATATCAAACTTACATGTTCCAGTATGACGGAACAAACTGGGTCTTAATGAATACAGATACAAACGATGACGCAAGCTTCGCCATAGATGAATCTACCGGTGAGCTTATGGTTACAATCTATTAATAATATACGCCTATGCATTTATATGGTCAGGCGTATATGCCTGACAAGAAAACAGGAGGCGATATTATATGGCTACAACATATTCAGCTGGTGTTGTCACCGCATACGGTGCTGCCAAGCAAGCTGGATACACAGGTACGTATCAGGAATTCTGTGAACAACAGGCGAACTTTGCACAAAATGCAGCTACTGTTGCAACAAATAAAGAAGCTGTTGTTGCCGCTGCTACTCAGGTCGAGCAAAACAAAACAGCGGCTGAAAACGCTGCGAACGCGGCTAAATCTTATGCTCAGTCCGCAAGTGAATCATTTCATACAGATATTTTAGCACCATTGTATGATGCACGTTCGAGGTATGACACAGGAGAATATGTCATTCAGCAAGGTGTTATGTATCGGTGTACAACTCCTATTGCCGTCCCCGAAGCGTGGAACGCTGCGCATTGGGAACAGATTACTATCAGCAGTGAATTAATCGGAGCTTTAAAGAATGTTATCACAGCTCATTTCCAACGCAACAAAACGTATGTTGTTGGGGACTATGTAATTTATGACAATGCTTTGTATCGCTGTATTGCTCCGACAAAGCCGGGTTACGCATGGGATCCAAATCAGTGGGCACATGTCACTATCGCAGGCGAATTTGCGGATCGTGTAACCGATCTTGAGAAAAGCTTTGCCTTCCCTGATAATAAGAACCTTGTCAATCCTTCTATGCAACAGATCTATCAGGGAAATGTTTTCGCGGGATATTCGCAATATTATGTTTCAGGATATATTCCGTTTGAACCAAACACGGATTATGTTCTCCGTACGATTGATGGTCCTGGTGACTTTGTTTATGAAGTGTTTGACAAGGAAAAAGCTTCTTTAAGCAGCCAAATAGAAATCAAAGCAACAGATGTTACCAATGATATGATTATCCGGAGCGACGAACCTGGGGCTGCTTTAATTCGTATTATCAGTCCTATCGAATTAAAAGATATTATGCTCGCTAAGTACGAGGACAACAACAAGGATTTCGTCGCTTATAAGCTGAAAAGCACTGCTTATATCAGTACAATAGTCGATCAGGAATTAACAGATGACCAGAAAGAAATGGTCCAAAGAAACATTGGATTAGATAACATCAGCAATATGATTTCCGGTGTTGTCAAATATAATGAGTCTCAAGAACTGACCTCAGAGCAGAAACAGCAAGCACAGCAAAATATCGGTGTCAGTGAAGCAATTCAAACGATTATCGACAATATGCCTTCTGCAACAGATTTAACAGGCAGTGTTAGATACGACGTAAGTCAACCAGATTTAAATGAAGAGCAGAAGGCTCAGGCACGAACAAATATCGGAGCTATTTCAGAGTCTGCTATTTCCGGATATAACGACAGAATAGGAGAACTTGAAGAAGACATTTCCGAATATGCAGGCGCTGTTCGAAATGTTGTTAAAAGCCCAACCGGTTTACGAGTCGATTATTTTCAAGGTGAATCAAGTCAAGTGGAATTAGCCGAAAGCGAAAAGCTTCACCTGTATTATGATACAACGGAAAATTTCCTTTATCTTCAAAACGAAAACGATGAAAATCAAGGAAGCCCTGTCTATATTGCGGGTGGTGGCGGAGGTGGAGGCGGAAGCACTGTTTCTGCCAGTGTAAAGGTTCAACGTCTGGACGAAAATAACGAACCTACTTCTGTTGCTACTTGTGACGTTATATCCGGAGAGAATGCTCTTTTAAGGTTTATTCTTAAGGTTGTTGAATCCGGAGAAGACGGAGAAGAAATTGCTGGTACTGCAACAGCAAGATGGTATAACAATTCCATTTTCCTGACAACAACCAGTATTGTTCATAACGTTCCAACTTACTTTGACGTAACTCCTTACCTTCAGCCTGGGCCAAATAGCATTTCCGTATCTGTTTCTGTGCCTGTTGGAGGAGATATTACTTATCCTGCAAGTCGTAACTGGTCTGTTAATCTTGTTGACTTGTATTTTGCTTGGGATTTTGATACAGCCCGTATCAATACGATGGCATTTACCGATATTTATACGGTATACGGCAATGTTGACAAGTATATGCATTTGGCAATTGACGCGGCTGATATCAACAATCCTATAGACGACGAACAACATTCTCCGTATCCCGGAGGTAAGAAAATCGAAGGTTCCGGACGTGAATTCAAGGAAACCATTCCAAAGTTAAGTCACGGTGTTCATACTCTTACTCGTTGGTTAACAGCCAAGGTAAACGGAGTTGACGTTGAACCAAAGTACCAAACTTATGAAGTCATCTTCTTTGAAGACGGTCAGACGCAAGCGGTTGTTTCCGCAGATACATCTGATTTTGTAATGGATCAATATTCAACGAAGAAAATTTCTTTTATTGTTGCTGATCCTACAGATCTCTCAGTAGATGCAAGAATTTTAATAGATGGCGAAGTTAAGGCAACTTTCACTGGGCTTGACAGGACACAGCATATCTGGAACTACACGGCTATGGATTCCGGCGCCAGAACAATCCGCATTGAAGCTCTTCGTACAGTTGATAATGTTATCACAATTTCAGCTGCCAAACAGTTTGTTGCAACCATCAATCCTATTTCGATGAACGTTCAGGAGATGAACGATTATATCTTCAAGCTGAAAGCATCTGAGCTTGGTTCCAATACGGACCTTCAGAAATGGCACAACGAAGAAAACACTGTATCGTTAAAGTTTTCAGATAACTTTGACTGGGTGAATGGCGGATTACAGTACGAAACCGATGATAACGGTAATGTTCGACAGTTTATCTGTATAAAAGCCGGAACGGAAATGACTGTTAAGCACAAGCTTTTCTCAACGGCTGCACAGGATACCGGTCTTGATTTTAAGATTGCGTTTAAAATTGTCAACGTTCAGGATTATGATGCATCGTGGGGCAAATGCATGTACAACGGACGTGGTCTTCAATTGTTCGCGCATAACGCAGATATGACCTCTAACGTACATGTTTCTACCCTTTATGAAGAGGATTCTTATATTGAATATGAATTAGAAGTATACAAGAAGGACAACGATCCTTCCCATGCTTCAGCTCCGCATAATTACGTTATGGCGTGGCTGGACGGCGTTCCGGCTAATATAGCGATCTACGATAGCAACGATTCTTTTGCCCATCCAAGTACTCTTGCACCGGAAATCACAATCGGAAGCGAAGATTGTGATGTGTATATTTATCTCATGAAAGTCTATCAACATTCTATTGATTATCAGAATCACGTTGATGGTTTCATTGTTGATGCGCCAACCGGTGAAGAGATGGTCAAGAGATACGACCGGAACAACATTTTAAACTCTACGACAAACGATATAGACTATCAGCTGCTTGCGGATAAGAACAGGGATCTTCGTATTTATTTGTACGATATTCCTTATATGACAATGGATAAAATCAAGAAAGACCCCGTTAGCAACTGTAAGTTCCAACAGATTTGGCGTAACGGCGGCGAGGAATACCAGCTTCAAGGCACCTGTACGATGGGCGTTCAGGGTACGTCTTCTATTAACTATCGAAGAGGCGCTGCCAATACTGACAGCAGGTTCTCTGAACTTACTTATACACGAGGCGGTCAAGTTGTCGATCTTCTTGAAAATGGTGTATATATTAAGGATGATACCTATGGAGATAACTGGTATGTCAAAGATCCTGAAAATCCAAAGACAGCAAAGATATTTACAAAGCTCGAAGCTTACGTTGAATCCGGGATTCGCAAAACTTACTCTGTAAAAGAAGCAAGGAGTCTTGCGAGGCTGCAAGAGGGAGAAGAACTTAATCCCCTCGAGTGGACTGTTTACACAAGAGACGAAAACAATGAACCTCTAAAATATCTGAGAGTAAGCGATGAAAACTATTCTATCGCACTTGGCCCGGAATGGATTGTGCGGTATAGAGACGAGAACAGAGAAGCAACACATTATGTCAAAGCTCTTGGATATAAGATTAATGATACTTCCTGTCCTATTACCTATTCCAACATTAAGGTAAACTATGCTTCATGCGAACAGGTTAACAACTATTGCAATGCCATGTGGTATCAAAAGTTCCAGCCCTTCCCGTCCAGAACGGCAAGAGACTGTATGGAGTTCTCAATGGGTGTTCAGTTTATTAAAGACCGCGGCGAGATTCCTAATGACGGTAAACACATGCTACTGTTTACTAAACCAGAAGTTGATGCAAATGGTAATGTTGTAATGGTGAACGGTCGTCCTAATTATGTTCAGGACGGCAAAGACAGATACCATATGTATTCTATTGCAAATATGGGTACGTCTAAGAACAACGTTCATATTTTCCATGACATTTCCAACGAAAAGGAAGTTTGCGTGGAAATTAAAAACAACACACACGCGCACTGCCGGTTTATTGAGTATACGGATGATCCTATCAACTGGGATGCCAGTGATACAGACCCGTTCGAATTAAGATATCCTTCGACAAAGAATCCCCGGCCTGAGATTGATGCGGCATGGAGACGGCTCTGGAAATGGATGTACGAGAACCATCCAGGCCTCGCGACAAACGCTCGCCTGGATACTCCTGAAACATATGGAGAATATGTATTCAAAGGTCATCATCGTCCTGTACCTGAAAATCAAAATACTGAGCTTACTAATTTTGCTCAGGTTTTGAGAGGAACAAGAGTTACTCAATATGCAGGCACATATACAACAGACTCTTTCGAACGTCGTATGGCGAAGATGCTTTCTACATGTGAAGATTATCTGTGTATGGACAGCGTTATTTATCACTTCCTTTACACTGAACGTCACACGAATGTCGATAACGTTGCCAAGAATACTTTCTGGAGTACTGATGACTGGATTCACTGGGATCTTTCAAAAGCTTATGATATGGATACTTCGGACGGCAACAACAACGAAGGTATTATGACTTTCGATTACGGTAATGAGTGGAACGACGTTATTGGAACAAAGAATGTTTTCAACGCGAACGATTCTGCGTGGTTTGTCTTTGCCGCCAACTTAAAGGAAGCCTGTGCGACCATGTTCCGGAACAGAGAAGCATTAGGTGCATGGAACTATAAAACTTATCACAACTTCCTTAAGACAGAGCAAAACAAAGTGCCGGAACGTTGCTGGGTTCAATGCTATTATTATGATTATATCAGGGCCTATGAAAGACAGTTGGAATTAGTTGCTAACAGATATACGTATCTGGATGGTGGACGAAAAACACATCAAAGAGAACATTTTGAAAAGTATCAGGAAGTGTATTTATCTGGTAAATACAATGGTTCTGCTGCGGAAGCTTCTGCAATTCAGTTCCGTGGATATAGTCCTGATAATTATGCTCCTTCTGTTCCTCCGTCTCCCAAAGTAAAACTGAAGATGTACAATAAAATGTATGCGACAGTTGACGTTGACGGAAAGAAGTATACTCGAAAATTCGAAAAAGATGAAAATGCTTTTATTGATTTTTCTGAGAACAAGTTGAACGATACGGTTATTAAAATTTATCCCGCAAGTATGATTCAGGAAATTGATAACCTTGCTCCAATTTATGGAGGAGATTACAACTTTGATGCTGCGTCTAAGTTAAAGACACTGGCACTTGGTTCTAATGAACCAGGTTATCAAAATTCAAACTTCTTTAACCTGTCTTTGGCCAACAATCCCATGCTGGAAACACTTGAAGTGCAGAACCTCGTAAACGGCGAAGAAAAACGGGTCGGAACACTTAATCTTTCTCACTGTCCTTCCCTTGTTTCCGTAGACGCTACAGGCTCTGATTTCACAGGTGTTTCTTTTGCGAAAAATGGATTAATCAATTCCGTAAAGCTTAAAGCACCTACAACACTTTCCTTGTTGAATCTAAGATATTTAACGGATGCGAATCTTATTATTGCTGATTATTCCAAGATTTTTAGACTTGCTATTGAAGACTGTATTGGAATCGATGCTTTAGCTATGATTAAGAAGATCTTGGCTATAGAAAACAATACACTTTCCGAAGCAAGATTGATCGGAATGATCTGGAATGCCGGACTGACTAATGAAGTTCTTACGGCTTTGTATGCCATGTCTGGCTTTGATGAAACCGGCTATCAGACACCGCACTCTGTCTTGGCTGGCGAAGGATTAATCCTCTCACTTACGAGACGTCTTCAGAATTTGTATTCATCTGCCTGGCCGAACTTTGACTTAACCGTTACTTCGCCAACAGAAGAAAAGATTATTACCTTTATGAACGAAGACGGAACTCCTGTCTTAGACAAAAACGGAGAACCTTACTTCCAATATGTTGAAGAAGGTGCATACGGTTATGATCCTATTCAGGCAGGAGAAATTGATACTCCTACCATGGCTGATACAGATGAATATACCGCAGTGTTCAGTTATTTCGAAAATCTTGACGGGGCAGTATATATGGACAAAGTTGTTACTGCAAGATACAACAAGACTAAAAAGAGATATCGCGTAACATGGTATTCTGGTCTTGGTGGAACTGAGCTCCATCACGAAACAGTTGAATACGGATCTGAAGCTGTATATGATTACAATACACTCGGTTATCCCAAGAGATCTCAATCTGGCTGGGCCAATGCTTTATTCGATGGCTGGGATAAATCAACTGGTTATATAACTGGAACAACCGATGTATTTGCAAAGTGGGTTACACATTCAGGTCCTCTTGTCAAGCTCGTTCGTGACGAAAACGGCAATATTACTTATCCAGATGGATATGTTCCATTGAAAAATTATACTGCTGCTCAAGTCGGAGCTGCAATTGCTCAAGGATCTGCCTCTGATTATTGGGAAGAAAAAGATTATATCGATATTAATGTCGGAGCAGATTTTGATTATTCAAACGTTGATTCAACTGTTATTGTTGGGGACGGAGGTCTTTACGCAAAAGATCTCGTTCTGAATGGAAGCAGAATTTTTGTGACAGGCGTGAAACTGTTCTCAGCAGAATCTCCATCGTTTACTCTTGCTTTGGATTATGAATTTTCAGATGAAACGGCAGAAAGGACCTTGGTATCGTGTTACGACTCAAGATCCATTGATGCCGGAGGATTCCAACTCCGTTTCAGAAATGCAACTTCTACGCCTTATCTCAGTTGGGGTGATAAATCATGCGACTTAGGTGGGCTTGGAACAAAAAGATCAATGCTTGTTTTAACACACGAAAAAGGATCGAAAATTATATCCGTGTATTCTAACAATATTACAAGGATATCGGGCGGTCAAACTAAATATCAAGATTTCGTATTTGGCTCAACTGTTGAAAGAACAACATCCTTTATTTCTGAACAAGCCACTCTTGTTTTAGGCGGCATTTCTACAACAGGCGGATCAGCATCTAATACGGCAAAAGGAACTATCCACTGGTGTAAGGTTTGGTGGGATCTTTTAGGAACAACTGACACGAGAGCACTTGCAAACTGGCCCCATGAGACATGGAGAATGCATTATGTTGGTTCTGGCCGGTATAAAAAGGTATCCGATGGACTTCCTTCGAATGCAACTTTTGTCATAAACTCTCCGTTGGCTTCTTCCTATATTTATGATACAACAAGTGTAAGAGATTCTTCTTATACTTACAGTAAAACCTTAGTCCATGCCTTTATTAATGGTGGTACAATTGATAATATTTGGCATCCGGGAAGAGTATTCGAGGCTCTTCCTTTGACCTGGCGTTCTCTTATTCAAGAAGTTGAATTAACCGAACAGATGTTCTATGCCGATTATGTTAATACGCCTCAATCTTTCCGTGCGAGAGTCTATTTACCCGCAGCTGCTTGTTTTTCGAATACTTTACAATATGGCCTTCAGGATGAAGATAACCTTATTCCATGGTATGCTCAGTCGACGGGTATACAAGATCTAAATGGTTCTTCGTCTGGTATTACTGATTCCAGATACATTAAATCTGAGATATTCCCCGGGGCTATAACTGGAGAAGATACAAAGAGGTATAGAAGTAATAGCGATCCGTCTGAACCAGGGAAGACACCTGTTCCGCTTAAGGATGGCGATATCTGGTTCAACTCAAATACATCTTATGACACCTACATGTTTGTTTCCACTGCTACTTTAGACAAAATAGGATGGTTCGCGGATATTAATAAAAACAGCGAAGCTGGTGACGTCTTTGCTGCACGGTACGGCGGAAAATGGTTCAGGTCGCATGATCGGATTGGAACCCGTACACGGTATCCCTACAGCAATAATAACTCCACTTATGTTTACTTCTATATGTTAACAGTGTCCGGACTCAATGGTTATAATTATTCGACACTGTCTCCTATTTATCTTATGCCTATGTTCTCAATTTAAGAAGAGGTGATGTGGTATGACTTTTTTTAAAGTAATAAAAGATAATCAAATTATTGATGCCGGTTCCACCTTTCTTAAATGGAACGTTAAATGGCAGCAATTATTTGCATGTGACGCTGAAGACGGCCAATTTGTATTATCTCTCAAGGAAATTGTCTATCATGATGATTGGATGAGACGTTGCGTTTTTGAGATAAGCAATGTCGAGGAAGCACGGGTTGTCTGTATCGAACAAAAAGAATATGAAGAAATCCGAGAGCTTCTTTCTGATAACGAAATCATCGATATTCCCGTAGAAGAATATCCGATTGAAGTTGAACCAGAACCTGTTCAGCCGGAAAAACAAAAGACTGTTAATGAAATGCGTACGCTGCTTAAAGAACAGCAACAGCAAATCGATTTATTAACCGGATGTATTCTTGAATTAAGCGAACTTATCGGCACGGGGGTATGATACAATGATTGCAAAATTATGGGCTCAACAAATTATAAAAGGCGAAAAAACATTTCAACAAACGCCTGAGCGTTTCAAGGTAGAAGTTAAAAACATTTTAATAGAAGCAGGCAAGGCAGACTTAATTGTTGAATAATCCCCCATCCTCCGGAGACCTCAAGTCTCCGGAGGATTTCTTTTATTCTTTTAGAAAGGAGGCTGAGCTTCCATGAGAATCGCAATGTCCAGAGGAGACATTAAATGGATTCGGTTTTTGGTTAATACTCCCAATGGAATTTCTACGGAAATTGATTTCACTAACATTTATTTCACAGTAAAAAAGAACCCAAAAGACAGAATGTATTTATTTCAAAAATCTTATAAGCGAAATGAAGTTTATAAATTAGGCTTAGGTGATTATCAGTTAAAAATCGATCCGCCTGACACAAATAAACTCATGATAGGCGATTATAAATTTGATATTCAGGTGTCTTATAAAAATTTACTGAAGGAGTCGTTTGTCGGAGACTTCGTTTTAAAAGAAGAAGTTACCCATTATGAAAACGAAGAAGGCGAAGAAGAAACGGATTATACACTTCCCCATTCTTCTTCGGGCAATCCAATTATACTCGAGATTCCGGATTATCATATTCTCGAGTTAACAACTCCAGAACCAATTATTACATCAGATAATGATTATGAGCACCTTCTTCATATACCCAAGATCAACGGAGTTCCTCTTGTAGGTAATTTGTCTCTTGAAGATTTAGGAATTACCGGTGGGCAGACAAATCCAGATCCTGTTAATCCAGATCCAGTGAATCCTGAACCTACGGATCCTGATCCAGATGAGCCGGGCGACAATGATGAGCCACAGCCGTTTACTCCTGAAGAGCTTGATGACATCATAAACGGCAACTGAAGACAGAGGTGAAAAACGTGGCCAATAAATATGCGAATAAATTTCTTGACGCCGAAGGCGTGAAATATCTTTGGGATAAAGCACAAGGAATTTACATAAAACAAGAACCAGGCAAAACGCTTTCAGATGAAAATTACACCACTGTTGAAAAGCAAAAATTAGCAGGATTGACTTCTTACGAGCTGCCTGCCGCAAGCGAGGAAACATTAGGCGGCATAAAAATCGGTACCGGGTTGGCAATTGACGAAAACGGAATTGTCAGTGCAACCGGTGAAGCTGAAGCAGAGGTTGAAGTTTTAACCTTTTCTGATCTCGACTATATTACAAAGTCTCCTTCTACTGCGGCTGCTTTAGCTGCAACAATTACAGAGGGTGGAGAGATTAATTTATCCGGTAATGTTGCACTTTTAGAAGGCCTTGTTGTCACTCACGACACAATATTAAATCTTGGTGGTCATACTTTGACCGCTGATTTTAACGATTTTGTTTTCACCGCACACGGAGCAAGACTAACGATACTGAACGGAACAATCAACTCGTCTTATCGTATTGCCCAAGCTATTCATGGCGGGACTATTGTTGTTGCAGGCGGACTTTATCAAGCAGGAGACCTTACTTTTGCTTCTGTTGGTCCGGAATCTGTTGTACAGATCGACAGTGGGTCTATTATATCTGATAAAGAATGCATCTATGTATTTGAAGGCGGATCTCTTGCTGTCAACGGAGGAGCAATGCAGGCAAAAGACGGCTGTGTTATTCGAACCAACAAATCAAATAACAGAGAATACAGCACTGTTACAATCTCCGGAGGCAGAGTTATCGGACAGGCAACAACTCAGGGTAAAGCGTCATGCGGAGTGCTAATCGCAAACGATGATCGCTTTGTTATGAATAGCGGAGAAATAATTAGTGAAAACGGCTGTGGTCTTTTACTTCGAGCCGGACAAGCTGAAATCTCCGGAGGGTTTATTACGGCTCGTGGATCGGGAGTAAGATCAGTAGATGCTATTGACGTTTCTCATTCCGCTGTAATTTATCAACAGGCGGCAGGATATCCAAACAATGATAATATGTCTTTGATAATCAGCAATGGCGTTTTCGAAGGTTCTGATCGTTCTATTGAAATTCTTTCAAATGAAGCTTTGCCTCAAGTGGATATCACAGGAGGCGTCTTTAATCCTTCGTACTAATAAAGGAGTGAACCATTATGATCGAAACCAAAAAATATTGCTATTGTGACATTCTTTCTGAGCACGCTGGGAAAAAAGTTGACGGAGCATCTTCTTACAAAGACATTGTTGTCATGAAAATTGGAGAAGATAACGAAACTGCCTTTCCCGTAAAAATGTCTCTCGACATGTGCCCTGAATGTTACAACAAATATCATTCTAATTTATATATTAATTATGACCTTCGCGGCAGAACGAGTTATTCTTTCTCTCCGGATGAAGTTTCGGAAGAAGATACTCCTTCTCAGCCGGGATGAAGGGAGTTGCTGTAAATGTCTATTGAACAAGTTATTAACAAGAAATTTCTTGACGGTGTCGGTGCTGGATATTTGTGGGAAAAAATTAAAGCTCGATACGACAGCAAGCTTGACAATGTCACAGCCGGAAATACTTCTATTCAGGTTGCCAATAACAATCAAATCAGCGTCAAGATCAGTGAAGCCCCGGGCAATATGCTTTTGTTAAAAACTGTTGGAGACACAGGTTTATATGTAGAGTCTACTGCTTCTGAAAGGTATGAAATCGTTCAGGACTTTTTAGACAATCAGTATGCGGCTGTTTACCGGTTAAAAAGATTTAACGGTGCAAATGATCGTATAGGCACAGATGCTGGTGTTATTAATGTGCCTAAAGATATGGTCGTTCAAAGCGGCACGGTAGAAACACAAGCCGAATCCGGAGTGTGGGGACCTCCTGGAACCTATCTTCACTTAGTTCTTGCAAACGCTGACAGCAGTGATATTTATATTCCTGTTGGAAGTTTAGTTGAATATGTTACTTCCGGTTCTCAAAATGGAGATATTGTTTTTATTACTGTTGATCCTACAACTCATCAGATTACTGCTTCAATCCCAGACGGATCTATTCCATTGTCCAAGTTTGATTCCGTTACCAGAGATCTTATTAATAACGGAGGAAACTCTGTAAAGTCTGTCATGGAAGGATCTGCTAACGGGACCATTTCTGTAGACAGTGTAGATGTACCTGTTCATGGTTTGGGAACCGCAGCGTATGCCAATGCTTCGAGCTTTGACGCGGCTGGAGCAGCCGCAGCTATTGTAGGTGAAGATGGAGATACTGCAAATACTATGACCATATACGGTGTAAAACAATATGCATCTGATGTATATACTTCGATTCAGACACTTTCAGATCAAGACATAGATAACGTTATTGCAGCTGTAGAACAAAGTAGCTCAGGCTCTTAATTCTTCATGTTGAATAAATGTGAAGAAAGGAGGAAGCTTGATGCCAAACTCAAATGATATCGGTATAAAAAAATATTTAGATGCTATAGGCGTAGGACGCATATGGACTAAGATAAAGGAAAAATTTGTTGACTGGAATGCGTTTGAAGCATCAATAGACGGAATTGAAGATGTCTTAGAAGAAAAAGTCAATTCAAATATAATCGGGGCGGCTGAAGGTCTTGCAACGTTAGACAGCAAAGGCAAGTTGCCTTTAAGTCAATTGCCGTCTTTAGATTATATTCCTAATACAGAAAAGGGAGTTGCATCCGGTGTTGCTACGCTAGACGTAAACGGAAAAGTACCCGTTACTCAAATACCCTTTTCTGATGTTTTAACGAGGCAAGACAAAGGTGCTTCTCTTGGAGTTGCAGAGTTAGACGCCTCAGGTAAAGTTCCATCAAGTCAATTGCCTTCTTATGTAGACGACGTAGTCGAGTATGACGACTCATCTGTATTTCCTGAAACCGGCGAAGGAGGCAAAATTTATTTCAGCCTCTCCAATCAAAGAATGTACCGTTGGAGCGGAAGCCAATATGTTCAGATATCTAACTCCGTTGCATTAGGTACCACGGCTGAATCAGCTTACCGTGGTGATTATGGTGACGCTGCTTATCAACACGCTGTAACCAACAAAGGTGCAGAGTTCGCAATGGGCTTGTATAAAATTGCGACAAATGCAGAAGGACATATTGTTTTGGCTGAGCCTGTAACGATTGAAGATTTACCTGAAATAAAGTTCAATGTCACTCCTGACGTTTTCGGAGAAGTATTAGTCTTCGGTGACTTCAGCCCGACAGATCCTGAAATCCCGCCGTATGTGCCGCCAGAAGATCCAGAAGATCCAGATAATCCTACTTCTGGAGGAATAATAGAAACAGAAAATGGAGAACCTCTGGAAACGGAAGATGGTCAGCCAATTGAAATAGACGCTGGTTCCGGAACTAATTCCGATGGAGTTATACAAACTGAGAATGGAGAACCATTGGAGACAGAGGATGGTAAGCCTATAGAAATAGACGGTGCGAATAATAAGATAGACGGAACGGTTTTAACAGAGGATGGAGACTATCTTATAACCGAAGATGGAGATTATTTGTTACTTGAAGATTCTTCTAATAGCGGATCTTCTACAGAGCCTAGCCGTGCCGTATTAGAAAACGGACAACCGCTTGAGGCTGAAGACGGCACGCCTATAGAATTAAATTTAGCAGACGACACATAACAATGAATCGAAATAATAGGAAGTGAAATATATGAAAATCAGTGAATTAGAAGATAAGCAGTATTTGACTTCTGAAGAAGTTGCAAATAGCTATATCTTAGTCAATGTTGCGCAAGAAGCAAGTGCGTCTCAAATGTCAGGCCGGCTTAGTGTAGGAGCACTCGCCGATGCAATTGCCGCAGCAAAACAATTTGCAACGGTGCAAGAAGACAACGGATCGTCAACCATTCATAAGACAAGCTTGAATAATGATGGCTCTTATTCTCATGATCCTGTTGCTGATATTCCACAGGCTTTCGATCCGCTTACCTACTCTATCCCGGTGATAGATGAAAGCAAAGATGTAGCCGCAGTCATTCCGTTTATTGTTCCTGATTCATCCGGTGCAATAGCCGTTTATAATAGCGCCGGAGAATGGATAAATACACTGCCTTGTCCATCACAACAAGTACGGTTGGTAGGTGGTATGTTAACGAACATTGATGACAGCATAAACGTTGTATATTTAGACGATGATCATAAGATACCAGTATCTAATTTACCGGGCGAAATTGTTACATATTTTAATGGTGAGATTACAACACTAAACGGGGACAGCGTTTTACCGGGTGAAATTGTTAGATATTCTAACGGTGAGATTACAACATTAAACGGGGACAGCGTTCCCGTTTTACCGGGCGAAGTTGTTACATTTTCTAACGGTGAGATTACAACACTAAACGGGGACAGCGTTTCCGTCGGTACACCGGATGGAATCATTGTTTACGATTCCTCTACCGGTGGTTTTATGGCTCTTGATGGAAGTACTCCTGAGCCAATTGCCATCTTGACAGAAAATGATGGTTTTTTAGAAACAGGCAGTGAGAGTAAAAGCTGGACTATTCCTTTAGACAAGGTTGTTATTTACGACCCTTCTTCTGGTATGTTAACAACAGCAGACGGAGAATCAGTTCCAGTAAAGTTTGAGGAGGCATAATGTGTCTAAATTACAGATTCTTATAACTCAATACAATGAAACAGAAGATATTGTAAAACCTTTATTAGATAGTATTGAGAACCAAAAAAACATCGATTTGTCAAAAGATATTGAAGTGTTTATCGGCAACGATGGTTCTGATGTAAAGTTATCTGAAGAGTTTCTAAAAAAATATTCATACCCTATTCGGTATTATTCTTTAGAACATTCGGATTTGCCTGGTTGCAGACAAAAATTGCAAAATCTTGCAACCGCAGATTATATTATGTTCTGCGATGCAGATGATATGTTTAATTCGAACGTTGCTATTAGTATGATTCTTCAAACTGCACAAAGCGGCTGTGATTTTATTGTATGCGATTTCTTAGCAGAAGTTCAAACCAAAGACGGACAGACTATCTACAGTGAATATACAAATGATTCTATTTTTGTTCATGGCAAAATCTATCGCAGACAGTTTTTAGTAGATAATTGTATTGAATGGCATCCGGAATTAAAATATAACCAGGATAGTGCATTCAACGCTTTGTGCAGAATCCTTTCTAAAGATACAAAAATAATCAAAACTCCATTGTATATTTGGAGAGACAATCCTAATTCAAAAACAAGAATAGATAAACAAATTCATACGATTAAAGCATGGCCGTATATGATAGGCTCTTTCGACGCTTTAGTTAACGATCTTTCTCTTCGGGGATTTGGTTCTTATGCCCGTTATTACGCAATGTATTGTTTGTATTTGACCTATTTTACTTGTATAACAGACAGATGGAGCGGACAAGAATGTATTGAATATAAAGAGAACGTCTATCGGAGGCTGATTAAATTCTATCGAGATCATAAACTTCTTTTGCTTTATATGACAGATGAAAAGCAAATAGAGCAGATAAAAGAAATAACAAGAAAGCTTGCTGAAGCCAAAGGCAAACTTATAGAAACAAAACCGATAGAAACATGGATGCAGTCTATTCTCAATCTGTATTAAACGAAGGTGATCAAGTTGAGTGAAGTATCTCAGGTATACACCAAACAGGGTGTTAAAAATTTTAAAGATGCTCAATCACGGCAAGATATCAAAAATATAAAAACACGCATGACAAATGTTGAAAATGATATTGTTTCTATTGAAGATTCAATTAATCAAATTAATTCTCAATTAAATAATTTGTCTTTAGCGTCAGGAAATTACTTTTAAAATATTATGAAAGGAGTGAGTTGTAGTTGGCCTATATAACAACGTATAATGAACTTACTTCTATTGCTAACGCTATTAGATCAAAAACATCAACCACCGGACGGATAAGCTATCCGCAAGGATTCGTAACTGCAATAAATGGAATATCAACTGGCGTAGATCCTATATATAAAAGCATTGCCGAAAAAACAATTAGTGCAATGTCTTTTTCAGAAACATCTATAAAGCCATACAAGTACGCTGGGTTTTCTTATTTAACTTCTGCTGTTGGCGCAAATTGCACAATGATTCAACAAGGTGCTTTTGCTTCATGCCAACGATTATCGTATGCATCATTCCCTGTCTGTAAAATTATTGAAGCTAATGCATTTAATAAGTGTTTAAATTTACAAATTATTGATATCCCTGTTTGTACTACATTGGAAGAAATGGCTTTTGCATATTGCAGTCAACTTAGTTCTATTATTGCTCCAGGTGTTACATATGTAAGTAACAGCATGTTTTACGCTTGTTACGCTTTAAGCATAGCTTCTTTTCAAAGTGCGAAGGAAATAAAAGAAAATGCGTTCTACTATTGTAAAAACCTGGAAACTGTTTTCGCTCCGAACTGTACCAAAGTAGGACGCTCTGCTTTTGCTTTATGTAGTTGGCTTAGTTCCGTGAACTTCAAATTACAAACAATTGGGGACAATGCATTTTATCAATGTTCCCGTCTTAGTTCGCTGGACATGAATTTGGTAAATTCTATTGGATTTAATGCATTTGCTGGTTGCGGATTAACAAAAGCAACCAACAGCATTTGTGGTGAGATTGGGCCAGCCGCATTCTCATGTGCTTCTGCTCTACAAGAAATTAGTTTTTATGGCTGTCGTCGTATTGGCAGTTGGGCTTTTAATAACTGTACGAGCTTAAGCCATGTAGTGTTCAGTTATTTAGTCTTTATTGGAGAAAGAGCATTTAATAACTGTAAGTCTCTTAATTCGATTGAAGGCGCAGATTTATGTCGTTATGTTGGAAATGAAGCATTTATGGATTGTAAAGCACTTAAAAGTATTTCCTTACCAATGTGTTTATATGTCAATTTTAGTACTTTTTTGGGATGTTCAGCTTTACAAATGGCTTATATAGAAAACTGTGTAGAAATAGGTAATCGTGCCTTTGAAAATTGCGTCACTCTTTCTTATATGAATATACCTAAATGCAGCAATATTCAAGACTCTGCGTTTAGAAGTTGTCACTCTTTATCCGTTGTTGATGCCCCAGAATGTAAAACAATAAGATCTTGCGCATTTGAAGAGTGTACCCAGCTAGGTGCATCTAGTGTAATTAATTTTCCAAAGTGTGAACGTGTACTTAGTAGTGCTTTCAAATCATGTATTGAGATGAGAGAGATTCATCTTCCAATGTGTACATCAATTGGGGCAAACTGTTTTCTTGATTGCGAAAAGCTTTCAAGTATTGTATTAGATCAATGTGATTTTATCGGTAGCTATGCTTTTAGTAAATGTATAGAATTGTCAGAGATAATGTTGCCTAATTGTCGTTTTATAAACCCTTCAGCGTTCTATGGATGCACTGCTCTTAAATCAGTGACGTTGTTAACAAATGCGATAGCAGGTATAACTGATGCATTCGAAAACACACCCATAACAACTAGTAGTTATTTAGGTTATTATGGTAGTATTTTAGTTCCTTCAAGTTTATACAGTGCTTATATAAGTACATACAGTAGTTTAACAAAGAGATTTTCAATTTATACAGAATAAGAGGTAAAGATAATGAAGTTTGATATATTAGTTCCCCAATACAACGAAACAGATGAAGTTGTAAAACCTTTGTTGGATTCTATTGCGATTCAACAAAATGTTGATTTTAACGATATCGGAGTCATCATATGCAACGATGGCTCCGATATCTATTTAACAGAAGATTTTTTAAATTCTTATCCATTTAAAGTCTCTTATTATAAGGAACCGCACAAAGGAGTATCCGCCACTCGGAATGCCTGCTTGGATCACTCTAAAGCAGACTATGTCATGTTCTGTGATGCAGATGATATGTTCTGTAATGTGTGTGGATTGTGGATGATGTTCAGGGAAATGAACGCTCCCGGTGGTTTTGATACAATGGTTTCTGTATTTATCGAAGAGAATCGTATGCCTGAAACCAAAGAAGTGTTTTATTTAAATCGTGAAATGGACAGCACTTTCGTTCATGGAAAAATTCATAGACGGCATTATTTATTAGAAAAGAAAATCCGCTGGAACGATGATTTGACAATCCACGAAGATTCTTATTTTAACATTCTTTGTCAGAATCTCACAGACAATGCGAAGTTCTGCCCCACTCCCTTCTATCTTTGGAAGTGGAGAGACAACAGCGTTTGTCGGCACGATTCTAAATATATTTTAAAGACATACAACAATATGTTAGACAGCAATACTGCTTTGATAAAAGAGTTCTTGCGAAGAGGCGTTCATGATAAAGCCATGCTTTATGCTACGTCTATGATTTTTGATGCATATTACACAATGAACAAAGAAGAGTGGCGAAATCAGGAGAACCAGGAATATCGTCATAAAACAGAATTGCGATTTAAAACATATTTTAAAGAATTCAAATCTCTTTGGGGAAATATGCCGATTAACGACAAGATGGCTATTTCCAATAGTATTCGTACTCGCTTTGTACAAGAAGGTATGCGCATGGAGGCTGTAACAATCGAAGATTGGTTAAAGCATATCGAGAAAATGAAATGAGGTATTCAATATGGGACAAAAGAAAATATCCGATTTAGACCATCTTAGTGAAATTGCAGGTAAAAGACAAGATAGTGGCTGGGAAGGACCTGTTTATCCTCTGGAATTAAGTTTTTTAGCAGCGACCAAAATGATCGACGTTGCTACTGAGACTACAGACGAACAAATGACAACAATAAAAGTAAATCTAGGCGAGCTATTGTATTCTATTTTTAATATGATATATGCGGCATTAACAAATAATCCATTGTTAGATTTACTTGAATTGGAAAAGTCTAATATACAATCCGCAGCAGATGCGTTTACAGCCTGCGTAACAACAGTACTTAATTCTACCGCATCCGCAGTAGAACAACCAAGTCAAGAGTAGTCTTTTATTTTCTTAGATTATTTATATATTTAAGCTGTTTAAATGATTAACGCTTATGATGAACACAGCTAATACACAAGAGAAAGGTTGAGCTCATTATGGGCGATTTTTTTAAACCAGCGGGACAATGGTTGGCAGAAAATGTCCCCCTTACGGTTATTTTAATTTTACTTTTATTATCATTCTTTTTTAAAATCCCCAAAAAAGAAGTGCGTCTATTCAGTTGGATGCTTGCTAAGTTAGGAAACGTTCTTCTGTTAGATGTGAGAAAAGACATTCAGGAACTCAAGACCGACAATGCGAATAAGTTTGAAGCTTTAAAAAAGGATACGGACCAAAGGATTGAGCAGTTGGAAACTTCCAACAATGCAGCGTTTGAAGAGATTCGAGTAATTAATAACAGCAATTGTCAGAATATGAAAGAGCATTTAGACGCTGTAGAAAAGAAGATAGATCTTCAAAGCGCATCCCATGTACGGGCGCATGTTTTAAACTTTTCAGACGATCTTCGCAAAGGAAATCAACGCACAAAAGAAGATTATGACAATATTCTTGAAGAAGATAAAGAATACAATGCTATTGTTGAAAAATACAAAATCGAAAACAACGTATACGAACACGCAATCAAGTTCATAAACAAGCGTTACGACGAAAGTATGGCAGACAATAGTTTTGCCACGTATTAAGGCGGTGATATCCATGACAAGGATTGATCCGCGTAAGCAATTCTCTAAAAAACTTGCCAGCCGCGCTGAATGGTTCTGGTTTGGCTATATGTTGCTTTTGTTAGGTCTTATCGCCTACCGTCCGGAAGTAGCCCTGACAACTGTTTATCTTTCTCTCATCGCGACAGTTGTTATGGTCGTAAGCGTTTTTGCTTATACAGATAATTCAAAGTATGAAAAGGCTTTATTTGCGGCTCAGGAACTGGCAAAGATAAAATTCTCCTGGAGACATGCCGATACAAAATTTGAAACTTTAGAAGACATAGAAGAATCCGAAGAAGAGGAAGGTGGTAACGGATGACTTACGCAGAAACCGTTAAAATCTTTCTTGCAAAAGTGCAGGAAATTAAAAATTCAAATCCCAAAAGAAGAGAACCGGGTGATGGGTCTGACGGATATTGTGACTGTATAGGCCTTATCATAGGCGCTGTTCGAAGGATGGGACTGAAATGGACTGGCATTCACGGGTCAAACTGGGCTGCAAGAAAAGAGTTTGTTAAACTTGAAAGAGTTAATTCCGAATCCGACCTTGGACTTGGAGACGTTGTTTTAAAAGGCCGTTCAAAAGGAAACATAAACTGGAAACTTCCTTCGAGATATCGAAATGGCGGAAAATATTATAACGGTGACACTACGGATTATTATCATGCCGGAGTTGTTACTTGTATAGATCCTTTGAGGATTACACATATGTCCAGCAAAATGACTGTCGATACAAAAGTAGGTCAATGGGGATATCACGGAAAACTCAGACTTCTTGTCAATGTTTCCAATGATATCGATACTACAATTGATCCGACAATCCCGGCCTCTAATAAACTTGCTGTTGTAGTTGCTGAATCTGGTAGCACAGTTAACTTCCGGAAGAAGCCTTCCACTGCAAGTGTAAGGATCGCCAAGATACCGTTAGGAACAACTGTAGAGATTCTCCAGCCCGGCGAAACTTGGGCTGTAATCAAATATCAGGGTAAAACCGGTTATATGATGGCTAAATTCCTCGACATTATTGGGGATGGAAAAGGACAATATTAAGGAGATGATTTATATGACAATCGATCTGACTCAAATTATTCTGGCTGTTATTACACTCATTTTCGGCCTTCTGGTAAAGTATGTTATCCCGAATCTGAAGGCTAAAACTACTTCTGATCAAATGGCTATGATCCGGGCTGCAGTAAAGACCGTTGTATATGGAGTCGAACAGGTATATAAATCCAAGCCTGGTCGGGAAAAGAAACAGTTAGTGCTCGAAGAGCTTGCAAAACAAGGTTATATTGTCGATGCAAACAATGTTGAGGAAAGTATTTCTTATTTGATTGAAGAAGCTGTAAAAGAACTTAATCTCGATCAAGGCGAGCATATTAACCCATAATCTTTAGAAGGGATGATCGAGAATGAGAGGTAACAACATAACAATTCAGCTTGGTCATGAGTGGGTTGTAAATACAGGAAATCTGTTCCAGTATGACAGCGGTCAGCATATTACTTTTCAAGGGGTCGATCTCCCAGAAGTATATCAGGTACATTTTTCCAACACAGAAAATGGAATAAGTAAATCCGTGATAGGAGACTCGTCCGGGGTTAATATTCCTGACGAGTTTCTCCTTTCCGGAGAACCTCTTTATATTTGGGTGTATGTCTCACACGAAGATCACTCCGAGACTGTGTATAACGCACTTGTTAATGTAAATAAAAGAGCGAAGCCAACCGACTTTAGACCGACGAGGGTTCAAAAATCCAACATCGATCAAACGATTGGAGCGTTGAATTCGGCTGTTGAACATGTTGAAGATATAGCGGAAAACATTAATGAAACCATACGGGAATCTCTTCAGGAAGCAAAAGACTCCGGAGAATTTAAGGGAGATCAAGGAGACATAGGTCCCACTCCCCTCTTGAGTGTTGGCAATATTACTACTCTCCCGGCTGGATTCAGCGCAAGCGTAACAATTTCCGGTACTCCAGAAAATCCTGTTGTCAACTTTGGAATTCCACGGGGTTTAAAGGGAGATCAGGGAGAAAAGGGCGATACCGGTGAACAGGGAATCCAAGGGCCGCAAGGAGAGCAAGGTATTCAGGGGCCTAAAGGCGATATAGGACCTCAGGGAATACAAGGCATCCAAGGAGAACAAGGCATTCAAGGCGAAATCGGCCCTCAAGGAATACAAGGTATTCAAGGTCCTAAAGGAGATCCTTTTACTTACGAGGACTTTACTCCAGAACAGTTGGAATCTTTAAGAGGTCCTCAAGGGATACAGGGTATTCAGGGTGATATTGGCCCTCAAGGTGTACAAGGCGAACAGGGTCCTCAAGGAGAACAAGGTCCTCAGGGAATAAAAGGAGATAAAGGAGATCCTTTTACTTTTCAAGATTTTACTTCTCAGCAATTAGCCAGCTTAAAAGGAGAAAAGGGAGATCAAGGCATCCAAGGACCTAAGGGAGACGCTTTTACTTATACAGATTTCACTCCGGAACAACTTGCCGGACTGAAAGGCGAAAAAGGTGATCCCGGCAATGTCGTGCTTGTGCAGGATAGCCAACCTACCGAAGAAGACAATAGATTGTGGATTTCTTCTGACGGTGAAACCGATGTTGTCATTCCTACTTATGAAGATTTTCTTGAGTTAAAAAGACAAGTTGAAACGTTAATTAATTCTAACTCTATTACTATCGGTTCAACAACAATAACCGAAGCTCAATTACAAGCATTGCTCAATTTAATAACAACACAAGAAGGAGCGTAATTATTATGAAGATTTCTGAATTACCGCAGTTAAGTTCTATGCCAGATGCCCAAAATAATGGCACATCTTTTCCAGATATATCTGATACTCATGTTGTTGTAAGTACAACTCCTCATCATGTAACTGATGCAACTACCCTGATTCCTACTGTTGAATCAGGTGAATTCGGAACGTATTCTGTTCCATTTTTAGCTTTATTTGCAAATATTATTATGACTATGACACTATATCATAATAGTCCGAGTATTGTTGAGAACGGGGGAATTGGAGTCGATTCAAATAATCAAACTTTCAAAGGACTTAACTCTATGTTTGAACAATTAGTTACTGATATAGCTTATGATGCAGCTAATCAATGTATTGCTGATGCTATCAATGGCGGGCAGCTTACTTCTAATAACAGTGCGTTTGTAACTGCAATTCAAACTATCGTTAACAATATGAACAACAGTACAGCCGGTTAAGTTATTACTTACACTTCAAGAAAGGAGGGATTTGATTGCCGATCACAATAAAAAAAGGTATCATGAAATATCGTGAACCTAATGGAGACTACAAAGGTCTTGACGGTATTTCCCAAGAATATACAACGCAACAGATCGAAGCAATCCAGTCTGCCGGACAGACTCAGATTTCAAATATAAATTCTGTCTTACAGGAAGCAAAAGACTCCGGTGAATTTGACGGACCTCAAGGTCCTAAAGGAGATACAGGTGATATCGGTCCTCAAGGCCCTCAAGGAATTCCAGGTATAACTGCTATAGACGATACGTCCGGCTCTGGAGATACAGACAAAACATGGTCTGCTGATAAATTAGTAAGCGAGTTTTCTGATCTTGAAAATGCAATCCCGACCGTTCCGACAAAAGTCTCTCAGTTTGAGAACGATTCAGGATATTTAACTCAGCATCAGGATATCAGCAACAAAGCAGACAAGACCGATATTCCAACAAAGGTTTCGGAATTAACGAATGATTCGGGATATTTAATATCTGAGACTGATCCTACGGTTCCAGCTTGGGCAAAAGCCGCTCAGAAGCCAACCTATACTGCTTCTGAAGTCGGTGCTTTACCAAGTAATACTCATATTCCGAGTACAACAGCTGAGTTAACAAACGATGCAGGGTTTATTACAAGTTCTGCTTTACCTACGAAGGTTAGCGATCTAACTAACGATGCCGGATATTTGACTCAGCATCAAGACATTAGCGGCAAGGCTAATAGCGCAGACCTGGCAGCCGTCGCCACGAGCGGCGACTATGCAGATCTGAACAACAAGCCGACTATTCCAACTGTCCCGGTACAGGATGTGCAGGTTGATGGAACCTCCGTTCTTCAAAACGGAGTTGCAGATGTGCCAGCTATTGCGGTTAATCAATATGGAGTAGCAAAAATCGGATACTCATCAGAAAGCGGATTAGAAATTGGTTCAACGGGTAATCTACGTATATCCCATGCAAACGTAAGCAATCTTAAAGCTGGGAATAATACTTTCCAACCAATTACACCAGATATTCAGCATAACTCAGTTTTTTATGGTCTAGCTAAAGCATCCGGGGATACTACCCAATCTCAGTCTGACAATGCGGTCGGCATGTACACAACCGAAGCCAAGGCCGCAATTCAGACTATGCTCAATGTCCCATCTAAAACAGACACTATTCTCGACACGACGTTAAGCCGTGGTCGCAAAGAAAGTACCACCGTTGGCGCAAGCAGCTTTGCTTTCGGTGATAACGTTCAGGCATCCGGTCTTGTATCTCACGCCGAAGGGCGTGGCACAACGGCCTCCGGCGAGCTTGCCCACGCCGAAGGAAACTATGCTAAAGCATACGGTTTCGCCTCTCATGCAGAGGGTAACTACACCGAAGCTTCCGGTAACTCTTCGCATGTAGAGGGCTATGGAACAGTTGCGAGCGGTGAACTATCCCATGCAGAAGGTTCTCAAACAGTTGCTATTGGGCCGCATTCTCATGCTGAAGGACACAATAATTATCGGTTATCCACGAATGCATACGAGATAAACGACCAGCAATACAATCTAAATTACGGCGCTGTAGGCACAGCTGATCACTCTGAAGGATATGACACAATTGCAGACAGTACGCTTGGCGGCACATTAAACGATTCGTATGCGGCTCACGCAGAGGGCGTAGGAACAATAGCTGTTGCGAATGCCCAACATGCGCAAGGCAAATGGAATACTCCTGATACTAACTTTGCCGATGTTGTTGGTAATGGCACAGAGAATGCACGGTCAAATGCCTATGCACTGACTTGGAGTGGCGATGGAAAGTTCGCTGGAAATGTGTATGTCGGATGCGGAACTGATAGTTCTGGCGGAACGATGTTACCGAAGGATGTACAAGTAAATGGTACAAGTATTGTTGATCAAAATGGCATAGCGAATGTGCCACGTGCAGATGCTAATACATATGGTACAGCAAAAGTAAGTAGTAATTTAGGAATTAATATTAATTCTGAAGGTTTTCTTACAATAGGCGGGGCAACCTCTGATGTTATAAAAGCCGCAAACACAGGTTTATATCCTATAACGCCTCAAAAAGAACACGAAGCAGTTTTCTATGGTTTGGCAAAAGTAGCTGGTGCGGATATGGCTTCTTCTTCCAATGCTGTCGGTACTTATACAGATGAAGCCAAAGCCGCAATCCAAGCGATGCTCGGCATCGACTTATCTTCAATTGCTTCTCAGGTGGAGATCCCTCTTGTTGAGACAATAGACGGTGCGGCTGTAATAATCACAGGCCAGCCCAATACTCGCTATATGTGCGGAGAAGTGACATCTATATCCATTACTCCTCCTGCAGCTGGATCAATTGACGTTGTCTTTACAAGCGGAAGTACTGTAGCCGTACTGACTTTACCTTCGACCGTTAAAATGCCAGAGTGGTTCGACGATTCAACTCTCGATACTAATACTGTATATGAAATTCTTATTACTGATGGAGTATACGGGAGCGTGATGACATGGGCAACTTAAGTCATACTGTTGGCGGGACTGATAATTTAGTCAGTTTCAAAAGCGCCGCAAGAGTGCCTATTGATTCGCTCAAAGTGCATTTCAAACCTATACAGGAAGGCGAAGGAGATCCAAGCCCAGAAAATGTAAGGCCGATTAGAGGATGGAATGAAGTTGAGGCTTATAAGAGCGGGAAGAATATTGCTCAGGTTACTGGATATAATGCGATGAATAGTGCAAATGCAGATATTCATAATAAACTATCAAATGATTATGGTACTACTATTAGTACTAATAATTTTGGTTGGCCAGATACTTCAGTTACTATTACTCAAACTACAGCGCCGAACAATAATAGTATAACGAGTTACCAAAATGGATATTTTACTGTTATGGTGAAAAATTTGATATATGGGTGTGACTATGATGTATCTTTTAAGGTTACGGATATTAAAAATAATTTATTAAATTGTAGCTTAGATAACATTAATATAGCATCGCAAGGTAGATTACAGTATAAATGCAGTGAAATAAAGGATAATGTGCTAATATTTAAAAATGTGAAATGGATAAGATATTCAGAAGATCCAATGAATTCTCATTATAATCGTTCTGGATTCGAAATTCGCAATTGTGGCATGTCCTTCACATTATCTGAATTCATGGTAACTCCCGTTGGAATGAATGATGGTGTTTTTGAACCATATTGTGGCGAAGTTATTCCAGTGACATTTCCTGTGATTGGGAAGAATAAATTTAATGGAGAAATATCAAATACTAATATTTCTTTTGATGGACAAATAGGCAGCTCTACAGGTAATAGAATATCGACTTCACTTATTTCGATTGCCCATGGTCAGTATACGCTATCCTCCTCTGAAAACTATCCTGTTGCTATATATGCATATGATGATAATGGTTTTGTTGAAAATGATAGCTTGGTTACATGGCAAGAATCTCCAGTAACATTCACAGTTGAAAATGCAAAATATGTTCGTTTCAAATGGAAAAAAACTGACGATTCTGCTTTTTCTCCTTCAGAAATAACGAATATTCAACTTGAACTCGGTTCAGAAGCAACTGTATATGAACCATATAATCCTGACAACACTATATATGGTGGTTATGCGGATTTAGCTAAAGGAGAAGTTGTGGCCGAATGGGCTAAGGTGACTAAGAAACTCTCGGATTGTACGCAGAAGGGCGTATACGATGACATAACGAGTTATGTTTTCAGACCATTTTCAAACTTAAGTTGTTTCGCAATGTCAGAGAATGGTCATGCTGGAACTATCACATCTAAAAATTCAAAGTGTTCGATTGCTCCGCTTCTCTTTGCTGGGTCGGACAGAAAAGTAAATCATTATTATATTTTCAGAGATAACAATTCGACTAGGTTACTTCTGTATTTAACACCTTCGAGCATTGAACCAGAAGCTGATATGGAATTTGAAGTTGCATTTCGATTAAAAGATCCAATCTCTTATCCGCTAACATCAACTCAATTACAAACTTTTCTCAATGATAATACCTTCTGGTCTAATACAAATGATACAACCGAAGTTTCATATACCATTCATGACTCAGCACCAATTCATGCCGCTAAAAAGCGAATTATAGCAGCAAACCCTCATCTTGAAACAGCAAGCGATGACCTTGTAAATTTCAGTACCGATGTTGCTGCACCGCTAAAAGAATGCAAAGTATATTTCGAACCTGTGCAGGAGGGCGAAGGGGATCCGAGTCCGGAGAACATAAGGCCGATTGGTGGATGGAATAATATTGAAGTAACAAAATGTGGGAAGAATCTGTTTGATATATCAGAGATGGCTTCCAGAACAGGCGTGACCGTAGATGGTGATACGTTTGTTGGGACTGCCCGGAATATTGGAGCCCTTGGTAATTATTCATATGGGTATAATATAAAAAGAACAACGTTGCATATTCCATCAAATATTTCAATTAATGTTAGTTGTATGACATATTCTGAAGGAAATATATCCACTAACGGTGCGGGTTTTAGTTTGAATTTTTTTAATGAAAACGGGACCATGCTTCGTCCGTGGTACACATATAATTCAACATTAAGTTCGAGTTTACATAATGGGATGATAACGCCAGTAGATGATGTTATATATTATGTATTCGGATGGTACAATAATGCCGACAATATCTGGCATGTAAGCAATATGCAATTCGAAATTGGATCATCTATGACAGAATATGAATCATATAACGGCACAACCATTCCAATCACTTTTCCATCTGAAGCAGGAGCCATTTATGGCGGATATGTGGATTTAGTTAAAGGCGAAATCGTTGAAGAGTACGCTCTGTTCGAAAAAACTTGGGGTGAACTTACTTTGCGTGGAACCTTATCAAACACTGATTATAAGAGTATGGATCTAGATAAAGATATTTATGAGTCATCTGAATATTCATATGTTTCTAAATTATCGAATATCGTTCCATATTCTTATAGTTGGACCGAAAACGACTCACCACATTTTTATGTTAGTAATTCTAGACGCATATATGTATGGCTTCCAATCGGAACAGAGGCATCTACAACAATTCAGATTATAGGGCATCTTAAAGAACCAATTCATTATCCAATCGACCCTCAAACCCTCAAAACCCTTCGTGGCACTAACAATATTTGGTCAACTTCCAATGGCCCCATAACTATCAAATACTGGAAACACTAAGGAGGAATTACTATGAATCAATACTATATCATTGAAATTCAGCAGTATGCTAATGGCGAGTACGGTCATCAGGTGCATTTCGCTTTTGATGCCGATGCGGCCAAAGCCAGACTGAAAGCCGAATCCAAATATCACGAAGTTCTAGCAGCAGCGGCTGTCAGCGAGCTTCAATCCCATTCTGCTACCCTGCTCACGGCCGATGGTAGAGCTATTATGAATCAGTGCTATAAACACGCTTTGTCCGAACCTGAAGCAGAACCTGAAGAACCCGTAGTGGAGGGTTAATCTTGGATAACGAGAAAATCATCTGGGATTTCCTGTACGAAAAAATAGGCAACCCTTACGGTGTTGCCGGGTTAATGGGAAACTTGTATGTAGAAAGTCATTTTGATTCTTCTAAACTCCAGAATACTTATTCCAGGAAATTAAGCATGAGCAGTTCTGAATACACTAACGCTGTAGACAAAGGTACTTATACAGATTTTATCCATGACTCTGCTGGATACGGATTAGTTCAATGGACTTACTGGAGCCGTAAAGAAGGGCTTTATAACTATGCTAAAAGTAAGAACAAGTCTATTGGAGATCTACAAACCCAGCTGGATTATATTTGGAAAGAAATCCAAACCTATAAGACTTGTATTAATACTTTAAAGTCTGCGAAGTCTGTTAAAGAAACTTCTGACATTGTTGTAGAGAGATACGAAAAGCCTACAGATCAGAGCGAAAAAGCTAAACAGAACAGAGCCGCGTACGGAGAACAAATCTTTTCGAAGCATTTCTCTCAAACTCCCTTTGTCAATGGCGAAAAATCGTCTAAAAACGTCATTGTTACCCACGATAGGGTAAATGTTCGTTCAGGAAATGGAAAGGAATTTGCTCGAATTTCTCTCGTAAACAAAGGTACTTCTTTTCAATGGGTTGCTACAGCCGAAAATGGATGGCACGCTGTAAAGCTTCCTAAGCAGATCGGCTGGATTAGCGGGGAGTTTTCAAAAATCAATTCGTAAAAAAATGGGTATTCTCAGTCTATTCATTGAATAGGTTTTGAGAATACCCTTTTTTTATTTTCCAACCAGTGCAAAGAAAAATCCTCCGAATATCGTAAGGATGATTGCGCCTACAAGAATCGTTAGTATTAAAATGATCAACTCAATTAAATCTTTCATTATTCATTTACCAAAATTACATTCATATAATGCGTCAGATAAACTTTCCCATCTGGGGTTGTAACTTGCACTTCATCCCCATTTTCAAAGTCTCTCCATGTCTTTACATTTATTTCGCGCCATTCTCCGTTGAGAAGAATGTGCGCTTTCTTAAAGGTTTGATACGTATCTATACCTGTCTGTCTGTTTCCGCAGGAACTCAGCACAATCATAGAAACAACCAACAAGCCTATTAATAAAATTTTTTTCATTGATCTTCCTCCACCACCTGATCAAAATTGTTTACGAAGTGATCTTCCGGAAGAACGAAAATCTTTTCGTGATCCCGCACTACAAATTCTTTGAGGTTAACAATAATCATATATTCAGGTACTTCAATGTAGAAAGTATCATTATTATGACTTGTTTTGAATCCTGACGCAAGCAGCTCCATGTCCTGTATATTTTCTCCAGTCCACTGTACAGCGTCAACATAGTAAGGTCTGTGAATATATCTCGCCATAGTAAACTCCTTCTTTAAAGTTTTTATTCTTTTTTATTAAAGTCCGCAGCGCTGGCCAGGACAAACAGAATCAGCCCGCCGACAAGGATTAAATTAATTATTCCTGTTATCATCTTTTTGCTCCTTATATAAAGGACAGGTTTCTGTGTCTTTAAACAGCGAACACGAAAACGGTCCTTCTTTTGAAAGCTTATTTATTAGATTCCTTTCGCATGCCGTATAAGAACATTCATTTCCACACCATGTTATATCATCGTGAAACCATTCGTATAAGTTCATTTTAAATCATCCCCATGCCACATATCATAGTATTTGTCGTAATAATAGTTGTCTATCTCTGTTGTTACAACATAAGGATAATAAGACAACTTAGACAGTTTTCCTCCGGTGCAGTTTTGTATAACTTCACTGTATGTATTAAAAATAAATCTAATTCCTTCTGGATCTATTTTATAATCTTTATACAAACGATAGAACCCAGGTATATGGTAAATGAATTTTAGAAACTTTTTCATTTCTTTTTCTCCCCTGCCCACGCTTTTGGAATCCATTCGATTGGCAGAGGAAAATAGCCCCACTTTTTAAATGCCTGAGATCTCATTCTCTCTACCCTTTTTATATTCTTTTTCCTTACTTTTCTTTTTTTATGACCTCTTAAATGCACGGCCCTTGCAAAGTTTAGACACCATTTCAGTTCTTTACTCATAGTTAGGTTCCCTATACTCAAAACAATCGTATAAGTTATGTTTTTGACCGTATGTTAAATTTTCCCAATCCCAAACAACTCTCAGCTGGGGACAGCTCGAATTCAACTTATATTGCTTTAGATTATAGAAAACACGAAAACCTTGTTCTATATAGATTTTTGCTAAAAGAGGATAGTATTGTTCTGCACTGCTCTCTGATAACACCATTATTTCGGCAGAATGTTTTCCATGCTTTGCTGCATTCTCTATCCTTTGATTTAGCTTTCCACTCATCCAGTTCAGTCTAAATTTATAAAACAAGTCTTTGTGTTTCATGCTTTCTTTCATCAGTTCTTCAGCTTCTGTAGCTGTCATTTTATTACCACCGTCTTTTTCGGTTCCCACTGACTGATAGGTGGGACATACTCAATTTCTGTTGTGTAAGTTGTTGTTGTTTCTGTCTTTTCATTTCCGCAGAAGTTACACCACGGATAAGAAGGAGAATACACCCTCTTGCAAACCGGGCACATCCATCCTTGTGGGATAGACATTAAATAATCATAGTCCATCATTTGTTCCTCCTTTCATGTTTACCGATATACACATCATCCTCAGTGAAATACTTTGAACAATTCAGACAAACATAATCGTATTCTGTTGAGACCTCCGGAGATAATGCTCTCATATCGTTTCCGCTGCCGCAGTTCGGGCAGATTCTATTTGTAACACTCAGCCCACGCCAGTTTTCTGTTCCAGTTCTCCATGCGAACCATTCAGGGCATCCTGTACATGCTGACTGAGTTGCCACATCGCATTTATTTTTTACACATGGACTGAGTACGTTCATTGTTGGATTCATTAAGTTTCCTTGCCCCCTTCTCTTGCTTTCGATCTGGTTGCAATTAACTTACCGCAATCAGGACAAGGATAGCTCCAATCTGTCGGAAGAAGGCTTGCGCTGTGGGGGTTTTCTTTGCATTCGGATTTATTAGCCAGCCATATACACCCACATCCATCGCAATAGAATTTCAAGCATTCTCCATGTCTTAAGACTCTCATCTGAAATAATCCTCTCCCATTATCAGTCTCTTGGTAATATCGTCATTGATTGCTTTCTTTAGTTTCTCCGGATCTTTTTCAAGCTCCATAGCTCTCTTAACCTGTTCAGCAAGGTATTCTTTGTTCGCCTTGTTGTAGTTGTCCCGGACAAGATCGAACACTTCTTTATCTGTCATCCACGTTTTCCTTTCCGCTTTCTTGTTTTCCAGATGTTTTGAGAATTGCCTTCCCAGCGCCTGTATTTGCACCTCGGGCAGTAATAGAACCCGGGTGTGAGTCCTAAACGATCAGGCGGCGACCATCTCAGCTGGGTATTGCAGGAAGGACATACGTCAGATCTATTCATCTATAATCCACTCCACGTTTTCTTCTATGCATCCGGCACAGTCTGGGCCATCAGAGGTACTAAAAACACCGCAATCTCCGTGAGTAAAGAAACAATATTCTGATTCTTCCGAAAAGACCAATTTAAGTCTTTCTTTAAAAGAGAGATCGCATTCTATTTTAATTTTATCTTTTGTTATCGAGTGTTCCATGATTCAATAGCAACCCTTTCTCTGTTATCTCTGTCATCACTATTGCCGTATATTATATACGGCCCTGTAGCTCCGCAACGATGGCATTTCACAAAGATCCAATTGTGTTGTCCACAATCACATTTTTTAATTTCGATTTCTAATCCAACAGTATCTTTGCACCAAGGACATGGTTTCATTCTTTTCTCCTTTGTTTAGAGCACAATACAGTTTGCTTTTAATATTGAATCGTATACAATATCGACATTGTATGGATTACCCTCTTTGTCTCTTTTATAGGTTGCCAGCGCCGGAGGATCAAGAATCTCACCACCAGAGTAATTTCCACCGGAATCTCGGTACTGAACAATACAATCCAGATCTTCGGCGTGATTTTTCTGTATCCATTTAATCAGTTCTTTCCCTTTCATTATCGATTATCTCCTTTGCTTTTATCCATTGCTCATGTAATATCTTTGCTCTTTCATGATCTTCTTCGTCCCAGCCGAACTTTCTGGACTCTTCTTCCCAGCTGTCTTCGTACTCCCATCCGAATACAATAGCATAGATCCATGCACTTCTGCGGTCTTCTCCCCAGTCTCTTACATCGAACGCTATAGCGCACTCAATACTTTCAAGCGCATTCATTGTTAAAGGTTTTCTGTTATCAGAAGGAAATGTCATCATTCCATCGGTATTAAATTGTTTACTCATATTTCTATTTATAAACTTTTCTATTATCAGGATTCTATTCCAAGTTTAGAAAAGTCTACATCTCCCATTCGTCTGGCTAGTTCTTTTAATACTGTTTTCCAAATAAATTGATAATACATATCTGTGCCGCAATAAACCAGAGTTTCAAAAAGCTTTTGATTTGATTCATTTTCTATTTGCTCTGCCCATTCTTGGTCTGTCATCTCATCACCTGTTGTTTAATGAATGTTAGTCAGGGATTCTTTTATTTTCAAATTTCTTGTAAGCGTCAAGATACCATTCTTTCTTGTCGCCGTTGTAGGTCAGCTCGTAGTACATTCCATCAAACAGGCTGGTGCTGATCAGATATTTCCAGTTCTGTAAGGCTTTACATTTCCAGACAATATAAATTTCAAAATCAGGTTCTGGATCTGACTTATCCAGATGTTCTGCAATATAGTTCAAAACTAATTGAATAGCTCTTTCGTCCATTTTCTTACTCCTTTGTGTTTTTCTATCCGGTTAGAACAACACGGCTCGCATGCACAGCATGGCAAGCCTGTTGCTCCGCATACTTTCAATATATCTTCGCTGTTTAGATCATTTTTCGCGATCTCTTCCGCAATCATACGCACTGTGTATGCATAGTCCTCGGCTGTCCCGGCATCAACAGGATCGGTCTTTTGCTTTGCCCGTTTTAAAAAGTATTGTTCGATTTCCAGTAAGCATGAGATTATACTGTCTGTGTCCATTTTAAAACTCCTTTTTATCTTGTTGAATCTTAATATGGGTAATTATCCGGCCAATTCTCATAAGGAATCGAGCCCGGGATCTCTATGCTATCGAACCATTCATTACAGTACGGGCAGCAGTTCGGCTCAACATGCCCTCTTTTATACAACGCAGTATCTATGAAATCAGCGCTTATTGCCTGAATGTCGTATTTATAATCAATTATCCCAAACAGCTGCTTCTTACACTTGCTGCATGTTGGTCTGAACAATATTTGACCCATACTATACATGCTCCTTTGCAAAAACATTATTTAGGTTAATTCGTTGATGTGTTTTCTAATGATATCTCTTACTTCATCTGGTGTATTTGTGATTATACTACCCAACGGCAGCTTTAGGTTGTGTTGTCCTTCTTCAATTAAAATCCAGTATATTTTTTCCGCCAAATCCATGGTCTTTGTTTTGTTTGATTTTATGGCTTGATTTGCATTTATCCAACCCATCCTCCATTCATCTGATTGACTGTCGTCGAATGGAAGATCTTTTAGTCTTGTGTTATAACCATTCAGATATTCATCCGATAAACCAAAATCGATCATGCGATACTCCAACTTTATTTAGACGGTTTATCTTTCAAAAAGTCAATGACATCTATCAGCATTCTTTTATCATCGATATCTTTTGTACGTGTTGCCAGATCGTTTAACCACATAATAATCAAATCTTTCTTCCTGTGTTTCTTCAATTTAAGTTTGTCCGCGTGTTTGCCCTTGCGTTTTTTTAATCTCTTTGCGTCTTCTCGTGCTTGCTGGATATCAGCGTTTACATCAAAACTCATAAGCAGCCTCCCGTACAGTTATGATTTTGGCTGACTTTCTATTAATACAGGTTTCTGTTCTTTTAACATGAAGATTATTTTATTTTTTAAAATATCTAAACAATCATGATCCCAATAGTATGGACATTCTTTTTCATAACAGGCTCCGGCTCCCCCAAAATTACAAATCTCAAGTGCTCTAATCACTTTTTCTCTGTCAGTCATTCCATTGTACCGCCAATCGCTGTTCTTCTGTTGGCATCTTATTCCAGCAGCGTGTATTCCGTCTGTCTTCTTCATCGGAAACCAGGAGTATAAACTCCTTGCTTATATTAATTCCGGGGTTCCACGAAAGACATTCACCGAAACTGTTTATTGTAATAATCAATGGATATATTTCTTTGACATCTCGAAACTCTCCGTAGACAACTGGATAATTCCTGATCTCATCCCAGTCGAGAATCCTCGGCTCCTGATCTTGTAGTAGATCAGCGATCTCTTCTATTGCCTGCGCATAATGCCAGAGGCATTCATAATGCGGATTGCCTATATCATTTTTTAAATTCTCAAGCCATCTAACAGCGTCTCCACAAGTCATTCCCACTTTACCGCCTCATAAACGTTCCCAGTATACTTTTCACATCTTTTGCAAGATTCAATAGGCTCGTCATCTTGTGCACATCCACAATAGCCAAGGCATCCAATTCCGTCATGTTCTGCATGTTCGCAGTCTGGTCGCTTCATGTATTCAATCTCTGCTTCCTGCTCTTTCAGCAGTTCCAGAGCATCAGACGCAACATCTTTCACGCAAATAGCAAAGTTCGGTCTATTGATATATCCGCAATCCTTACATGGATTTGCTGTTGGTGCTTGTTTTTGCGCAAGGCATTCAAGTCCTTTTTTAACCTTCTCTATGTCAGTCATACCACTTCACCGCCTGTCCGCAGTATTTGCAGAACCTCGTTTGCTTACCTTCTACCTTCTTACTACATCTTGGACATCTGCTAATCCATAGAGAATTGGCATTTGTGCTGATTCCGTAAGGTTTATGCTGATTCTCAAGCAATATCGGCTCCTGCTCTTTCAGCAGGGTGAGGACATCTTCTGCAATGTCACAATATTCTTTTGCTTTAGCAGCTTTATATTCGTTTGTTTCTTTCCGGTACATTTCGAAAAAGAAATCCGATACTTCTTCGAGCCCTATTTTAAGATTTTCTTTGTCAATCATTCCACTTCACCGCCTTTCCGCAATAGTTGCAATAATTATATGCTCTTGGAATCATTTTCCCGCAGTTTCCACAATACCATTCTTGGTAATACGGACTATAATCTGGCTTCACCGGCTCCTGCTCTTTCAACAGGGCAACAGCATCGGAACATAGTTTTGATTGGCAGTCAGTATCATTCGTATATGGACAGTTATCACAGCTATAAAGCCGTGCCTCTCTGTGTTGTTTTAGTCCTTTGATAACCTTCTCTCTGTCAATCATTCCATTTCACCGGCCTTCCACACTTCGGGCAAATACCATACTTTTTGTCTAAGCCATATCCGCAGCATCCACAAATTGTTTCTATGCTTCCATCGCACTGCGTATATATGACTTTATATCCTTCTTCGGATTCAAGGAATTTCAATGCTTGCCACCCAGCCTCTTCCAATTCATCCACATCTTCAGGTGTATACCGACCGGGGCCGTGCATCTGAACCAATGCAGTTGAAAGATCGTTGACGACCTTCTCTCTGTCAATTATTTCCACTTCGCTGCCTTTCCTTTTCACCAATTTGCACTCTTTCTTTGCAGATATACGGCTTGATTTCACTGCATCGCATACAATACAACTTACAATAGCCGTACGCATGGCTCATTCCAATTGGGTGATAATTTTTCGGAATGTAATAATCGCTCCATTTTCTACGCTCGTAACATTTGCATTTCTCGCAATAGCTGACTTTCATTCCCATCTCACCTTCTGGCCGCAATAACCACAATAATCCGGATAATCCATCTCATTCAATTCGATAAGGCAGTTTGGGCATCGTCCGCATCTTCCACTATTGTTAATCTTTTTTACTTCGATTTTTACCGCTTCTTGCTCTTTCAGCAATTCAATGGCTTCGCTGTTGACCATTGCGATGCAATTATTGTCATCGTAACTGAAATGATGATGATAAGGGCAACTATTGCAAGCGTCTGTATCATTGTTTTTCATCCATTTTGCACAAGAATCCAATCCCTTGATAACCTTTTCTCTGTCAGTCATCCAACTTCACCGATCTTCCTTGCGTTTCCCGTCACCGCAGAACCAATCAAAATCTCTTACCCAACAATTCAGTTCGCATTGTCCTCTGCCCGGATGATAATCAAGGTCAAATCTGTTCATCGGCAACCAATACTTACAATCCTTGCACCGAACAACTTCTTCCTGTGCAGTGGGTTGAAGGACTACCATCTTCATAAAGTGCTCATGTTCAAACTCATGATTTTTTGCAACTTTTGCATCTTTATGCGGATTCTCCATTTTGCTTTTTTGGATTTCATCTTGTAAAGCATATGCATCAATTAATCTCATTCCCACTTCACCGTCTTAAAGTGTTCTCAATATAAATTGAACAGCATTGATTTTTTCTTCTTTTGTCATAGTTGATACTATTTCTTCAATTCTTCGCATATCTTTTGCTTCAGCATCTGTAACTTCTCCAAGAAAATGCGTGATGGCATCTTCGTGCTTTGATGGAATTTTTGATGCACCGGAAAGCCACTTTGAAATCATGCTTCTCGAAACGCCAATACGATTGGCTAACTCAGATGGTCTTAACCCTTTCAACACCAAGGAATACCGCAAGTCTTTTCCTGTCATTCCCACTTCACCGCCTGACCGCACTCAGGGCAGTAATGCATATCGTTTTCCCTATACATAACCCACATGCAATCACACTTTGGACAACGTGAAATAGCTCCATAAAATTCGTCAAACATTTCTTGTTTAATAGCAATTGGTTCAACAGGTTCCTGCTTCTTCAGTAAGATAAGAGCATCGTACATAATCGAAAGCTTGCAATCCGGCTCATCTACATATGGACAATCATCTCCAACCTTCGGCTGACATTCATGCAGTCCGGCCCATGCGGTGCAATGCGTTAATCCTTTAATAACCTTTTCTTTATCAGTCATTTTTTACATACTCTCCTGCAAATCGTCGTCAACAATCATAAATCGTTCGTCTTCTTCGATATCACAAATTCGCAAAAAGAATTCATATGCAAGCTTTGGATCGCTTATAATTTCTTCACATTTTTCTTTGATCATTTTCCGCAAATCCAATATATCAACTTGTAATTTCATTTTGCTTCACCTTATAAAAATTTCTTCTTGGCTTCTTCAAAAATTGACTGGATATCGTCTGTCATCAACTCATGATAAAGCAATTCTTTTTCAAGCCATTCATGCATCATCATTTTACCGAACAATAAGCCTCGCTCTTCTCCTTGTTTGACTAATCCTGTAGAGAAGAAAGTGAATCCTTCGGCTGTCTGATGTGCTTCAATCGAATCGTCTTGTGATTTCAGTAACGAGAGAATGGCCTCAGCCTCTTGTAACGGTACATGGATATATCCACCGTAATGCAGATATCCTCCTAAGATGCGGCCTTCGAAGGAATCTATTATTTCTTGTTTATTCATTTCCATTCAACCGCCTGTCCACATTTGCTACAGAATTTAATATCAGGATCTTTGTCGTTAATAGAGAGTATATGCTCACACTTCGGGCAGCAATATACATCATTCCAATTAATAACTTCTTGTGGCACATTGTGTTTAACACACATCAGATTTTCTTCCGGTATAATTCTGAATTGACCGGCTTCCCAGTCGAAACCCATATATGTAGATTTGATACCTACACATGGAGCCTGTCCTACCGTCATGTACGGTACTTTAGTTGCAATGACAACATCAATAGTGTCTGGGTATCTTTCGTGTTCATATGCCAAATTAATGCAATTAATCAATTCGGTCAGCTTCATTTAATATTCACAGCCTTTCAAGTGTTCGGAAATTCCGAACAACTGGAACGTGCATTTTCTGCACGTTTCTTGTCAGCGTAACTTCTCAATTTTATTTCTTCTAATGTGTTTACATATAAAATGCGGGTGAGGATTTGCACCTCACATGACAGACTGTGTACCTTCCGGCTGCTCCATCTGTCTCGTGTTCGGCTCTGCCTAGCGTCTACTTTAGCCGTGACCTGCGCCCCTGTGATCAGGTGTACTTGGATGAGAGACACGCCCTTATTTACTCTCCGCAGGAATGATGGCAATCTATTCCGCCACCGCATATCAATGTGAACTTATGTTGTGCTGGTGAGGATTTGCACCTCGCATACGGGCTTTATTCTTCACAGTTCCGAGTTTTTACGTCCTCTACGACTGGAGCCGCTTTTTCGGCGCGTAGTCTCAACCCTCGCATGCCCGCCAACCGTCTACTGCTGCATCCCTGTGAATTTGTATTTACGTCTACCTATTCCGCCACAGCATTGTAATTAGATTTTCCATACTGAATTATTGTTTCAGCTATTCTTTATATCCGAGTTCTTTTCTTGTTTTGTTTAATTCATCTTCTACTTCTTCTGCAATACGCGTAACGTCTTCATGCGTCAACGCATAACCCCGAAGAGAGATTAAAGGAACATCTTGGTCATTTTCTTTTTCACGTTCTTTTAAAAGGGAGATAAGCTCCATTTTCTTTTGTTGCATTTCATAATAATGCCAATCTTTAAAATCTGCTTGCATTAGTATATCTACATTAGTTTGAATATCCATTTTTCAATTCCTTATTTAACATGTTGTTTAGTGAGCATCTCATCAAGCTCGGCCACCCAGTTTGGATGCAGACGTTCAAACTCTTCTGCTTCGGCCTCTTCTTTATCGCACCATATCTCAAACTTTCTTGCTTGTTTACGATATCTGGATTTTTTATATTGCTTTCGCTTGCGCGGATTATATTTATCTGTCTTGCGCGTAAGCTTTTCCATCCACTTGCTCATGTCTATCCCTCTCTGAGTTAACGTTTTATTTTATCGATTCCAAATAACGAATATCAAACCATGAGCTCCTGCTTCCTTTTGAAAGTCTACAAGCAGTCGTGCCCCGAGCCTTTTCCATCTGGCTTTCTTATATGATTTTTTATAAAACTTCCATGTAACGGTTCCGTCTTCAGCTATTTTAATAACCATAGCGATGCTTCTTCCCGTTCTTAATTTGTTATTTTATTTCTTTGTTCATGAGCATCTCTGCATATGCTTCCAAATGCGTGTCAATATCGTCCGCAATAGCATCAATCTGATTCTGATCCATAATTTTTCCATCCATCCATTCTTCCAGATAGCGTCTGCATTTTTCTATATCGTTTATTCTGTTTATAACGTCTGAAACTTTCAGGATGTTCATCTCCTTTAATCTGGAACTAATTCCCAGCAGTTTGCAGTCATAAATGACAAGGTGTAAAGCGGTTCTCTATTTTCTTTACTAAACGCATCGTAGTCTTCATCGTTAAGAGTATGTATTCTAAGCGTACCGTCTGAGATGTACCAATGTCCTCCCCACCACGGCATACGAACTCTCTTCCCCTGCCTCATAGCCAAAACAGCATCTGCAAAAGACATTTTATTCCTCCGTTCTTAAAGTGTTAGCCTCTTTTTTATTGCGTATCAGCGTCTGTTAACGTTCTTTTATTCCATGCTTCGACGGCTTCGTCTGGGTAATGGCACCATTGGCCACTTGCTCCACATCCACCGTCATTATAATCACAGAGGACATAGAAATAATCACGCCATCCGTCCAGCCTTCCGCGTGTTATCAGGACGGGCTTTCTATGTCCACAAAACGGGCACGGCTTCAAATTGTCCATGCTCTCTACCTCCCACATCAATGTGCTCCAATGTGTATCAAGGCGTTATTTAATTCACAGTTTCGCCGCAGGATGACGACAACGATTACCACGGAAAACGCATCCTTCGAATACGAAGTCGTGATAGATACAATCAGGGCAACGATTCATT